ATAAACTCTAGTTACTCTTAATACATGTCTATATTTTTGTAACGATGTATAACTACCACTAGAAGCAGTTGTTTCTCCTTTATAAGTTATACAACCTTTTGAGATACTATAAATAGATCATTCAGTTTTAGTAACCGCTCCTTGTATATCTTTAATATTACTTATATATAAAATATCATCTACATTAAAACTTATGCGATGAGCATTATCAATATGAGAAGGGTCATAATATAAATAAAGTTGAGGTGCCATTACAGGGATATAAAGACGATATACTCCATCACTTAAACCCCATACATCAATTCTCGTAGATGTACCTGATGCAGAAAGCTCATTAATATATCAATGACGATATGTATTAGTTGTACTGCCATCACTCTCTACACTTTCTACATAATTATTATATAATCTTAATGTAACGGTACTATTATCGGCCGTTGTGCTAAATTGAACCGCGCCAGAAGTCGTAACTGATAATGTTGATGTATCACTATTCGTATTTGTTACTGTAATGCTTTGTGCAGTAAATGTATGTGCACCTAAAACAACATCTGTTGTCGCATTAGTGTATGGTACATAAGTGCTGTGGGTATGATTTCCAGCCGCGGCAGTTGATGCAGTACTTCCTAAAGTTAAATTACTTGTACCAGCGCCAATATTTGTACGAGCCATTTGTTGCTGCAAGCTAGTTAATTCTTGTGCACTACTATAAGACACATATAGTCCACTATCTTGAATTAAATAAATTGCACCAGCCTCTAACCCAGTATGAGAGCCAATTGTGCCGCCGCTAGCCAAAGTATCATATTGTGCAGATGTAACTTTTAAAACATTTGTTAAAACTGGCATTCAATTACCTCCCAATTAATTTATAAAAATCCCCTAACCCAAAACCCAGCAATCTGATTACAAGACTACTACCAATTAAAAATATTTATAATTTATTCTTCCATTTCCATTGTATATGTATAAGTTAAAGTAAAAGGCGCACTCACTTTATAACCACGAAAAGCAGTGCCGCTACCCATACCCAAAATTAATTTAAAATAAAAATTTGTTGTAACTTGATTTGTCTGATTTTTACGACAATATCATCGTTGTGAACGCTCTACGCCATGCATCCATTGACAATCGACTGCAGATGGCAAGGCAAGTGTACCTGTAATATCTGCTACTGATGCCATGGCTAAAAGATCACATCTTTCCCATAAGGGATGATAAAAAGTTTTTACTTTATGTATATTATGTTTACGATATCATTGTTCTCTGCGGCTAAAACATCTGTGTATATATGTAATATATAATTGACCGATATCCATCAAATATAGTGTACGACTACTAGGATTATGAATAGTATAATTTAGTACGCCATGTTCTAAATCTATAGTATATTCCACCTCATCAATCGATAACGCGGTTCCACATGGCCCTACTGACGTACCAGCAGCCATAAGATAAGGAGAACCATCATCGCCCATTACTTTTAATATTTTACTCATGAAATTCTCCTTACAATGATGTTAAATCTTCAATAATAGGATAATTTGGTAAAGTAACGATTCCACTTGCATCTGGAGAATAAGTAACATCATTAACTCTAACAGATGTTGAACCTCCTCCGCCTCCGCCAGTAGCATTAATTGTGATAGTTTTTGCCGCAGCATTTGCACTAATAGAGACATTACTGCCCGCAACGATTTCTACAACATCATTACTGCCAAAAGTAACATTTGTTCCATTATTTTTAGCTTTAATAGTTTGATTTGAAACTGTTATATCTACATTCTCATTAACAGGTGGAACATTTACTCCATTTACTGAGATAGAAGCAATATTTGGTTTTACTGTTTCTAATATTGATAATACTGCTTGATATGAACCAGTTGTAATATTATAAGCATAATAATCATTTGGAAAATAAGATTTAAACGCCGTTAAAGTAGTTGGTTCATTACCTGCACCAAACGTTTCTGTTAAATCAATAACCATAAAATTCTTAAAATCAATACTATATCCTTCTTCATATTGAAGGTTCATAAACTGTATTGCTTCATTTCCTTCACTTGACCTAGTTATTTTATGAATATTCCAAGCTGTTGTCCAAGTTGTAGATTTTGGACAACTTACAGCAGTACCAAATGTTCCATAGGTACTTGAAGAAAGAGAAACGCTTATTGCATCACTTGTATTACTTTGTGTTTTATAATCAATGCAAATTAAATAAATATGCTCAGGAATAAACTTAATATAACTATAAGTTACTGCATTATATCTAAATTGAGGTTCCCAATGTAGCACATTATTTGTAATTGTACCAAATCCCCAATTTGATGCAATACTCATATCTCCACTTTCTGCATATTGAATAGGAGGTTGAATAATACCGGCAATCCACCTATCTGGTACATCTAAATTATTCACATATACATTATCTCCAATTTTCATATCTGATATAGATATTACGCTTCCATCAAGTAACGTTATTGAGTTAAGTAGAACTTCATATGCTTGCGAATTTAATGCTGGAGTTAAAGTTAAATTTGTAACAAAACTAGCTGTTTTACCTTCAGCAACTTCTCTAATATTTTGTAAGTCAGAAGTAAGATTAATTACTTGACTTTCTGTTATGTTTGCAGTAGTGTTAGTAATAAAACCACTATCATTAGTTAAATCAGTTGTTTTGGTAGGTACTGTTATATTAGCAGTATTGCTTGCACTTTGATTTGCGGTAAAGGTAGTAATAGTAGTACCATTCTTTTGAATAGTAAGTGTTCCATTATTAACTATTGGAATAGTAGGTTGATTAATTAAATCAGTATAACTACCGCTAAAAGCAACTGGAGCAAAATTAGCATCAGTTATAAGAGCTTCATAGTGAGGACCTGGCAATTCTGGTCCGGCTGATAAGTCATTACTAGTGGCACTACTTATGAAATTTTCGCTCACAAAGTCATAAAATCCCGCTTTATTATCACTGTTTCTTTTTACAGAAACTATGTCAATAAGAGCCACATTATTTCGCGTATGCTTGTAACTTTGAATTTTAGCAGCAGTTCCATTGACGAAGCCATTATTATTTAAACAAAATAAAGCTAAAGAACTAGTAGAACTAAAACCACTATAATTAGCTATCTTAGTATCATCTATAAATACGCCAGTACTGTCGGCTTTAAAATGATGTAACTGGTTATAAAATAACGTATCATTTACTTTATAGGTAGTAGTGCCATAAGCAACATTACGTCTATTGGTGCCATCTCCAACACCTAATCCGAAACGAGCATTATTATCGTGCTCACCAAAAAGCCATTTATAAATAGTAGTGCCTATACATTCAAATACTATTTCAACAGTATCTGTTGCAGTATTAATTGCATAAGTTGTGTCTATATATTGACTTCCATTAGATTCAACATATTGAAGTTGAGTATATAAGTCAGTAGGTAATCCTTCTCTTGGATGCTCACCATCTATTCTAACTCTTGGAACGGTATTAAAGTCCTTTTGCCCATCAATAGTTTGATTATTTAATAAATCAACAAAAACATTCGATCCAACATCTGCATATAGTTGACCACTTGTATATGAAAAAATGACATTGTGATCGTTACTATTACCAAACTTTAAAGGGCCAGTAGTTGTATCAGATCCTAAAATAGTTGTGCTATTTAATTGTATTGCTCTTCAAGAATTATTTCCCGTCGATTGTACTTGTAAATCATTTAACCAATCTGAAAAATATTGATAGATATGTGCAGTTGTGTTAAGAGGGTTTGTATGAGTAGCATCGTATTGTTCATTGATAAAATATATATGTTCATCATATTTTCCTGCCATACAGTACCTCCTATTTTCACTAATAATAGTATAAAAGGATTTCATTCTAAAAACAAAATTGTTGTTTTTGATTAGTATAGTATAATGATATAAACTAAAATAGAGATTAAAATATAATAGGAGGAATATCTTCTATGGCCTTTACAAATGTAAAAGAAATTCATTATAATGACCGAGACTATTATTTACCAAAAATATGGGTTGATAATGGCGCATATGGTGTTCCAGAGACCACATATCAACAGATGCCTAAAACTAATTTATATATCACATCTAATATATATAGAAATTGTAGTCGCATACCAACGGGATATTCATGTACTGGGTATATCAATATTTTAAAAGGAGTGACTATTCAAGCAGAGTGAAGTAATTTGACTTTTACTTCCAATAGCATTTGATATGTATATCAATCTGAAGGCCGCTGAATCATAAGTGCAACATTGCCAAGTACAATCCCAACTACATACTATATGATGACTATTAACGCAAATAACTATGTGATTATTCAAGAAAATAATAGTGGCAATCAAAGTTGATATAATAATGAAATTTTTATCGTACGTATACCAACATCTGATACGGACTTATTGTGATTTTTAGACTGTACTGCCATACAATCTTGATTAACAAATACTTTTAATACTTATAAAGTTAATAATAAAACTGTTGCACATTGAGATAATGATGCTAATGGCGGGATTATTTTAAAAAATTCAACATTATTAAATAATTTTAATTTATCTAATGATTATTTAATTTGACCTCGTTATATGGCATATGATGAGACTGAACCATTACCTTATGTAGAACCAGCTCAACGCGCCATTTTTGTAGGTTCAGAAATTCGTGATGCAATGATACCAGAAGCAGTAAAGATCCAAGCACAGCCTCTTAATGCCGCGTCTATTGACTATACTGCAATTACTCAAACAACCGTTCCGGGTTTAGTAGATTTTATTCCTGGCTGTCCGGTTAATATACAAGTAGGGAGTAATACAGAACCTACATATTCAGTATGACCATGTGAGTTAACACACAATACCCCGGTTACTAATGGATACGAAATTGCAACCAATTATGCGCCAAGTTTTCAATTAGTCAATGGAAAAACCGCAGACAATTTTGTAACTATCCAAGTTCATGCTACAAATTCATCTATCAATGTAAATGTTACTGATTGATGTGATAGCACCTCTACTACAACGACAATTCGTGCGGCCGCAGATCAATTTGTTGTACCAACTGTTAATTATTTTACAGCACGTTTACCCGCTACTTTTACATTAGGTAGTGCCTGGACCGAAGATCCAGTTGGATCAAGTACCACTTCTATGATGGTTACAGGCCATTCAACATGATATGGTTGCTATAATGCTACAACTGAATGATCAACTAGTCAATTTAATACGCCTAAAAATATATTAGTAGCAGGTGATTTATGAGGCATTGATAATAATAATAATTATTGATATGTTGATAATACTAGTTCTGCTTCAGCTACACAATATGTATTAGAATCATTTGATCCTGCGCAAAACAATTTATGTGTTTATACAAAAAATAAAACTACTCCAATGGCTTTATTACAAAGCATGTCTTGAAGTAGCGCTTCTGATTGGACTAGTATTGCAGACGATACATTGTGGGGTAATCAACCTTGTCGAATAGGCCGTCATGATACTTATAGATGGTCACCAATAGTTGGTCATAGTTTTATTCCTACGGCTCCTTCACCTATTTATATTGAAAATTTAAGTTTTCAAACAACTAAAGCTCTTTTGGCAACTGGGTCTACAATGTTACGACAATTTTCTTGTCAATTAAAAGTAGATGATACCCTTAACAGTGGTGGAACCGCTACTGTATATGTTGGAAATGGTTACTATATACCAGCAGATCTACCTTATATGCCAAATGCAATTTATACTAATGGACAAATTGGAACTAGTTGGCATGGCTATAAATACTCGGGCTCATTAACTCAACATTCTTTAACATCCACTTATCAACATGCATATCATGCTACACAATCTACAGTTAATGTTACGTCTTCTGGACTGCAACCAGCACGAAATTTCTCTCCTAATCAGCCTTTGTATTTTACAGTAATTGTTGAACCTAATCAGTATCGCACCGCCACGTCTATCTCAGTTGATAATGGTAGTTTTGATAGTAATAATCATACTATTACATATACTTTACCTTCTGGGCTATTACAATTAAATATTGTGAATTTATATGGCACTTGATCCGTTGATACATCCAGCATGGATCCCTACATGCGAACGCATGATTTTACTAATATTACCTTAAGTGCAGTTGGAGATAGTATAATAACACATCCTCTAGACTACGGAGCGTCGTATGAAATTAAATGGGCAACGAATACTACTTTAACCATCAAATCTGTATCTACTGATGTTAATATTACTGCATATAGATCCAGTTCTTGTCGATTATCTAATGAAAACATTATCGGCAATAATATTAATTGCACGAAAACTATTTATTGATTCCGCACTACTGATAATATAAGCGCTAACACCACTTATACCAATCCAAATTGCACAACACCATCATATTCAGACTGAGTGGACTCAACTGGATCAGCTATGGGCCCACTTCTTATTCATACTTTTTCTAATATTTAGACCTCACTATGAGGTCTTTTTTTGTATAAAAAGAACGTCCGAAGACGTTCCGAGATAAAATAATGTTAACCTAAGAAGCGAATTGTTTCAACGTAGCCTGCACCTTTTGTGCCAGCAGTTTTAGCAACTTGCCAGTTACCATCAACTAATTCATTAAAATCAAATGTAACAGTAAACTTATAACATGGATAAGTACCACTCATGACATCAGTATCTTCTTTAATAAAAGTACCGAAAGACTCGCTCTCGCCAATCTTTACTGTAAAGTTATTGTCATAATCATATGTACTATATGTAACTAATTCAACTACCTGGAATTCTCCAGCAGTAGTAATATTACCTGCTGCCGCTTTAAATTGTAAGACATCCCATGTATCTAAATAAGTGTTTTTTAAAACGTTCTCAGATGTAAAATCACCATGATTACCATTATAAGCCGCATAAGAAGTAACTTTTTGTTCTGGATCGAGAATAGTTAAATCTTCTGCTGTAAGTTCTCTTTTAACTTCTAATGTAACAGGTGGTACTTCTGGTTCAAGAACAGGAATAACTTCAGATTCCAATACTTCTCCACATTCTGTACATTTAATTACCTTTAAACCTTCTGTTTCTTCGGTAGGTTCAGTTACAACCTCCCATTCTGCCGCAGCATGATGTCCAGTAGCAGGAATAGTATCTGTTTCATTTGCTTTATCGCATCCTTCACAATGTCTTTCTTTAACACCGTCAGCAGTGCATGAAGGTTCAATAACTACGACCCATTCTGACATAGAATGTTCATGTGCAGGTTCAGGTTCAACGATTTGGTCTGGTTCTGGTTTAAATTCTTCTTGAACGGCTTCTTGAAGAGCTTGGCAACCAGTCATACCAAAAATTAGTGCGCCCAAGAGGGCAATCCTAGAAATAGGTTTTTTCATTATTTTATCTCCTCTAATTATAAAACACCTTATTAAAGGTGTTATAAACTATTGGCACGGGCTGAAGGATTCGAACCCTCACCTACCGCTGTGGACGCGGAATCTCTACGGTTTTGCTTACCACTATAGTTTTCACTACCATTACTGTTTGTGGTCTGGACTATATCTTTATCATGACATTTCTGTTTTAGATAGAGGATCATCTAGTCTCTACGGGTGAACTTATCTTCCCTCGGTGTTACCAGTTAAGGATTCACCGATATTATCCTCTCCACTAATACTGTTTCCAATATTAGGCTCCATGAGATTAAATGCATTCTTATAAGGTTGCAAAGTTCGATAACCAATTGATGATGCATATTGACTTGAAAATTCTACTGGTACAATATAAATATCATCAGTATCTACGTCAACACCAACAAAGAAATCAATTACAGATCCATCATAACGAAAAATTTTATATTCTCCTTGATTATGACTAATCTTACGTACTGGTAATTGTTTATCTTTATTTAAAACCTTAATTTGTAAACGTAATAAAACTGAACCTTTAATAATGATACAATCAATTTTAGTATTCTCTAAAAGAGGAGTATAAATATCCCAACCTCTTTTTAATAGTTCTTTTTCTAAAATATTGTATCCTAAACGTCCTTTTATTATCGTTTCCATTTATTCTCCTTAAAGACCGCTGTGCTACCGATTACACTAAGCCCGCATTATTTTATGTGATTTTTACGCCATTCTATACATTCATTCTCCACTTGTTTTAATACTAATCTGGTTTTATTCAAACAATTGTTAGATTGAGCATGCCAAGTAGTTTTTAGTGGATAGCGAGAATTATTTCATTGAACGCATTGAAAACCTTTTACTTCATATTCGTATTCTGGGTATTTTCAATGCAATAAGTGCGATCAAACGACGTCTTCATATATTCCAAATTGTTGTGGATCCCATTCATCTTTAAAAGGTTCCGCTTCTATTAGCCATTTACTTACAACGCAACCATTTAATTGAGCTGGATTATAAATACCTAAAGGATCGCGCTTTCATCCTTTTAAAAATGTAAAACCTTGAGGGTGATTATCTGCTTCAATTAAAAATTGTTGCGCGGCTTTCATAGATGTTTCAATAACAGCATCATCATCAAACATAATAATTTGTTCATATTCACTATTAAGAAAATATTCACGTAGTTTTTTACGTGCATTTAAAATTCCCAAAGGTTGGTCATAATTAAAAACAGTAATATTTAAATTAGTAGGGAGAAAATTATTATCTTTTCAATTTTGAGCAACAATATAGATAGGCAAAAGAGGCCAATAATTATGTATTTGATTTAATAACATAACAAGCCTTTGTTGTCTTGATACATAATTATCAGAAGGTAAATAACTAATAATACCTATAACTTTTTTTGTTATCATATTATTTACTCCTGTAATGTTTTCGCTTATAAGCAGACTTCTTTTGTGTCCTTCTTTTATATGGTACCCATCCCATATTATAACCATGCGGCTCCAAACTATTCAAAGCAGTAATTCAGTACTGCTCGCGCTCATTAAGCTCTTCAATAGGGCAATATTCAATTACTTCTCATGTAAAATGTCTGCCATGATTTTTATTTCAATCGCTTTGTAAGCAATGATTTTCATGCGCATTAGCGCGCAATTCTGAAAAATGCTGCATTTTACGCTTAAAAACATTTTGAGATTGGCCTACGTATATTTTGCCATTAACTTCATTTGTAATTTTATAAATACCACTGCGTGCGGTATCCGCTCCATATTTTCCCATAGGCCTATTCCCCTTTAAACGCCATTTTGAACCGCGCGATTCGGAATAATCACAAGTTTCAAAATAATTTTATGTTATTAATGCAATAACTTTACGACTACTGTCCAAGTATCTGGTTTAACAATTTCACCAGCCTTATTCATTTTACCGGCTTTAAATTTCTTTTCAGCACTCTTAAAACCATTTAATTGGCGGACTTCATTAATCTTGTCATCTGCATCGTCTTCTTCACCATAAACAAAAGTTTCCTTTGTCTCTGAAATAAAGAAGTCTTCATTCATTTCTTCATCTGAACCGGCTTTAATTTCAATTTTAGTCAATCCATCATGATAGAGGTTCTCAATATAAGAGGTTAAGTCACTAATCTTCATATAATTTATATTCCTTTCATAATAACTATATATAATATATTCATTACTTTGTAATAATGCAAGTGTTTTTGCGAAAAAATGAAAAATTCTCTATATTATAATAGTAATTAATAGTGCACTAGGAGGAATATATTTTGTCTATTCTTGGTATTAGTATTAAAAATAATCCTGAACAACAAGAACTTGTTCGATTAATTAATGAAAAAAATAAACATATTATTTTTTGTGAAGGTCCTGCGGGATCGGGTAAGAATTTTGCTACAATTGCAGCCGCCTTACAATTAGTTAGAGAAAAGAAATATAAACATATTATCTATACTCGTAATGCTATCCAATTAGGTGAGTCCATTGGTTTTATTAAAGGAGATGCAGATGAAAAAATGGAACCATTTTTAGCTCCATTGCGTGATACAATTCATTCCATCTGCCAAAAAAGTGAAGATAATCTTAATGAAGCAATGTTGCTAGACCAATTTGAAGTTATGCCACTTGTTTTTATGCGCGGTCGTAATATTGGTGATGATACCATTTGTATTGTCGATGAGGCACAAAATTGCCCAGTATCTGTTTTAAATGCATTAATTACACGTGGTAGTGAATTTAGTAAAATTATTATTATTGGTAGTATCCGTCAAATTGATGATGACCGTATTGCTCGTAAAAGTAAATGTGACTTTCAAAAGGTTATTGAAGCCTTACAAGAATTACCATATGTTGGATATGTTAAATTATTCCGTCCTATGCGTTCACCATGGTGTGTAGAAGTTGATGAGATTTTAAGTACATTAGAACGTTATGAGCGTGAAGATGAACAACGTGAGTATGAACATAGACGTCAATCACATACTCATCAAGCTACTATTGGTGATGGTCATGATAATATTCAGATTACTTGGCTTGACCCAGAGGATAAAAAGAAAGACCCTCAAGAATAGGGCCTTTTTATTTTATTTACCACTTGAACCTAGTTTTCCAGTACCACGTTCACTATTATGAGCGAATTTATCATTCCAAGTAATAGTGTCTACCTCTTGACTAGTAACTATTGGTTGTAGCATTGGAATTGCTTGTGCAATCGCTTTAGAAACAGGATAGTACATCACTTTTGGATATACTTTATCTTCAACTACTGCAGTATCTTCAAAATATACTTTATCTGTTGCAGCAGTAAAAATAATTGGATAATCATTATCATTTTTTAAACAAATAAATAATTCATCACGATAACCTTGATCTACTACACCGCAATGAACATGAATACCTCTACTGCCTGTAGATCCACGATCCCAAATGGCTAACCAATAATTAAAATCTAAAGCTACTTGTAGTCCTGTTTGAAATAAATGTTGTTGATGCGGACCTAAAAAGACAAAATCTTCAGTAGTATAAATATCAAATCCGGCATCTTCTAGACGTTTAGTAGGTATAATAGCCTTTTCTGTAAGTTTGTGCCATATAATATTACAATGATTAAACATAAATATTCAATATCCTTTCTATTTAATAGTTAAATGTTTTTGTAATGTAAAATATTTTGCAAAATATTCTGCGGCCTCATCTATAGTCATTTGATGATCGCCTAATTCATTACGTAGTTGTGTCCAAGTTGGATCTTGACCATAATAATAATAAACGTGTTGAGGTTCATAATTTTGAACGGCATAAGTACTCGCTATATAAGACTTCGTATCCGTTTGCTTAGTGGTCCATCCTCCATAACGATATTGATGTCAGCAAGTTAATAAAGCATGAAAAAATACATTATTATTGCCTGCGGCTGGACCATTAAATATTACAAAAACATTTTTGAGCTTTTCTAATATAAACTCATCTGGTGCTACCTCTCATGGATTGCCTGATGCAACTAAATCAATATCATCAAATCCCATTTTACACACGGTTTTACAAATGTTACGCCATAAAGATACTTCATCCATAATTAAACTCCTAATTTACAACTACGTAATATTTGTACTCATGTAGCTTCGTGTGCCGATTTTTTATAATCAAAATCCAATGCCATATTCTTATTAGAGAATAGTAACTTAACATATTGATCTTGGCGACCAACAGCGTGACTTTTCATCATGGTAGACAGAGATATAGATGCAGAAGTGCGTGTTTTCTTTGCGGCCTCTACTTTAAAAACATTATATATTGAGTACCAAACACCTACTGATAAGTCATGAATACGTTTGATCAGAGGAGCAATCAATTTTTCTGCGATTATCTGATTTAATTGAAAATCAATATTAGACTTCACTTCAGGTGCTAATGCCTTAACATTCTTTCTTATGATGCTGCTAAGTTGTTGATGTCATTTTGAAGTGGAGTCATTACTAATGGTTTTTACAGTCTCAATTAACGTTGTACGTCATTGCTCGATTTCTTCTGTATGAGTTTTTGGTTTAGGTGATTGCATCATAAATTCTTCTTCAAAAATAGGTAAAAATAGTTCGACAAAGGCGGCCTTCATACGTCGATCTTTAAATATTTTTTCTCATACCTCTGATTGACTTTTTTGAATTCACTCATTCAATGGTGCAATAACATTGTCTCTAATACTTAAATAAGCTAATGGATCGGTAATACGGCGTCATGCTTTTTTATTATTATGTGTATCAAGTTGGAAACGAGTAATTGTATAAGGTTGGGTTAAATGGAGTTGTTCAATAATATCTGCTGCTACTAAGCGCAACGTAGCCGATCCATTATTACTTTGAAAACCACCAATTAAACTATTAAAATCTGCAGTTTTAGATTGTGTTAATTTAGCTCAAATAGTATGCATCATTTCAGCTAAGTCTAATTGTTCTTCAGCAGAACAAGCATCTCAACTTGTTTTGCCATTATAACTCCAAATTTTAAAGAATTCTGGTCATAACTCTGCAGGTAAACCATAACCATGAGTATCAGGATAGATGGTATATCGAATATTTTGAAGGCCAACTTGACGAATTAAACGTGCCGCACCATCTTTAGCATATCCTTCATCTTCAGCCTTTTGAATATGTTGTATAATACGGCGGCCATCATCATCTTGAGCTTGTCCTATATATCCTTGTTTATTTACAGCATTATGAATATAATATATATACATAGTTATGCCTCCACTAATTTACAAATTTTATCATACTCATTATCAGTAAGAAAATCAGTAATGTCAAGTGGAGTAAAGTTAGTTAGTTCTACACATACACAAGTGTAACCATTTCCCTGCGCAACGCCACGGTCATGGACGTGTCCGTAAAAAATGTGTCTAGGGATACCATCGTTTTTGTAATCACCATTGAGCCAGTGCTTTAGGGTGACATCATGCGGTTCACCTTCCTTCCAAGAGACTTTCACCTGCCCATGTACTTGTTCTGGGATATGTTCAAAAATTAATCTATCTATTTGCAGTTCTTGATAACATTCATAGTCCCAGCCGCATTCAGTATATCGCACTTTCTTATGGTCATGATTGCCTTTAATAAGAATTTTGTGCCCATTTAGAGAGTTGGTTAGAGCCGCAATTTCGGCCGCGGCCTTAGTATTGCTGTGGCTCGTGAAGGCAAAATCTCCGCAGTGGATAATGATGTCTTGTGGACGAACTACTGCGTTCCAATTATTAATCATTTTTTCATTCATCCAATATACAGATTCAAAAGGACGATTACAATACTTAATAATATTAGCGTGATTAAAGTGCGTGTCGCTAATAACAAAAATTTTCTGTTTTCTCTCACTCATATGTCTGTACCTCCTTTCTACCTTGTAAAATGGCTTATAATTTGAATCAATTTTACTTTAAAATTTACCTCAAGATAAAATCTTCATAAATATTTTTTTCTAATGGTATTATATTATATGAGGGTTTAATTGGCATGGTTTTAAATTCCCACCATTCAGAACCATCATATTCATGACGTTCTAACCACCAATCAGATCCAACAATTTTTAAATTAGGATTAATTTCTTGTATGCCATATTCATTATTATAATTAATATCTAATGCGATATTACGGAAATGACCAATAGAAAAGGTATATTGATTTGTACCAACCCATTGGACATCAGCCCATGTTAAATTATGTTCTTTTAAACATTCTATAATTTCATTAAATAAGTTTTGCATACATTATTCCTCCCAGGCTATTCGTGTGCTTTTTCCATTTTCCCATTTTAAATAGCCCCATATGTCTAGTTTGCGGTCTACCACATGATCAGTAAAATCTTTTAATTTTCCACCAACTAAACGGCAGTATATCGCTAATAAATCATCTTGATGATAGATTAAATCTATCTGTTCTATATGATTTGCTTTCATATATGTTTCAATTTGTTCTCTTTTCATATCCTTTACTCCTATATAATTATTATACCTTAAAAAACAAAAAAGAGCAAGATAATTTGCTCTATTCTTGAGGAAATTGCCAACATAAGACTTCTTGTGGATCATATGGAGATTTATCTGCAAGACGTTGTAAGAAATTATTCCATCCTTCGTGTGGAGGGTACATAATGAATTTACTACATAATGAATTATATGATTGTTGATATAAAGAAAGTCGTTGTTGTAGACTTACTTTAGTAATGGCATAATCACTATATAAATGACATAAATTAATAAATGAATCTTCTATTGCAGTTAAACGCTTTTCGGTTTCTGGATTAGTTGTTCTATCACGCCAACCTTCACAAGTCTCATTAAAGAAATAATAATATAATGATCCAAGCAATGCGGCGCTCCATAATGGAATTTTATCACGTTGTTCTACTGTTGCGGCAAGCGTTCCTTCTTGACAACCAATACAATCTTGGTAATGCCAATACACATAAGTACGTCCATCGTGGTTCCAGTTTGAAGTAATAGACTCTGGATTACGACGCCATAAATATGTAAAGACCGGTACCATTTTAATCATTTCAGTTGGACTATATAAAGCCGCAATTTTACCGAAATAAGTATCTTCATAGGTACGTAAAATAGTAGAAAAACGAATGTTATTAGTTTGTAAGAATGCACGATTCCAGAATTTACCATGCATCCATACAGTAGAAAACTGATCATGTTTAATTAAACTAAAACTTTGCGGATCGCTATGCTCTTCATAAAAGTAAGTCCAAATATATGACCATTTTGTATGAGACACTTCATATTGACGAATAGCGCTAAAAACACTAATTAATGCATCTGCGGCATATAAAGTATCATCTGCATCAATCCAAGTAACTACAGGTGCGGACGTGTTATCAAATCCAAATTGACGAGCATTACCGCTTCCTCCGTTAACAGGAGCTTGAATTAAATCAATATGGAATGGAAAATGTGTTAACAATCCGGATTCTTGAATCAGTTTGAATGTTTCTTCATTATGGTCATTAACAATAGTAACATTAATAAATTTAAAATCAAAACCAGTTTGCAAAGCAATAGAAGATAATACTTTTTCTAAAACTTGTGGTTTTTCATTATATTGCGGAATAATAATATCTAATAAATATTGTGATGTCATATATTCTCCTAATCTAATCTTTCATTATAAGTCATTACGTAAACGTACTACGTATCCATGACGTAACTTGCCGAGATCATTCGTTTGCATAGCTTTAACAACAGCATAAAGTTCACCATTTGCAATCATTTGTTTAGCTTCGAAGGTCGCAAGCCATTCTCTATCTGCATCAGTTAAACCACTGGTAACATCGCAAGTAGTGCCATTATATTCAACCGTAACACCATTTTTCCATCCATAAAAGAATGGTTTAGTTACAGGATTGCCTGGTATGGTTTTTCTATCCACTTCTGGACCAACTTCTACTAAGTCATAAATTGGGGTTAATTCGCCCGTATCAGGATCTTCGTTATTATGACCGCTAAATACTTCCCAATAAGGCCACGTGCCAATGCAATCGCCTTCATATTGTTTCTTTGGTGCAATAGTTCCAATGACCTTTAATTCCATCTCTGGTAAAGATTGTTTAAGTTTAAGTGTTTTCCATGCGGTTCTAGTTCCTGGCATATAAGGATTATCTTTACGTTGGATAACTAATCCTTCTCCGCCATTAGTTATAATTTCATCTGCCCACTCAAGAAAATTAGTGTGTTGTTCATCTATTTTACATTCTTGAGTAGTATATATATAAGCAGATGTAGCAAGATAGGTTTGCATTAAAGTATGCGCATCTGCAAAACGTATACTATATGGTCTAAAACAATTGTCATTACCATTAATCATTAAACAATCGAACACAAGTGCTTTGAGTTTATGTTCTTTTTGACGTTCAACGGCTTTTGCAGGGAGGCAACGTAAAATTGTACCTACCGTATTGGCATTAGTGCCTGGTTCATCCCAACAAAGCTCTGCGAGTAAAATAGTATTATCTGGAAGTTTATCCATTTCTTCGCAGATGTGAGGAAGTTTGTCTGTATAATCACCATAAACGCCTGTAACCTTACTAATACTACGACTGCGGATTAAATTATTACCTTTAGTATAGTGGATAAGCATTGACCAATCCCCATCATTTTTGACCGTAGCCATGTATTCATCGTTTTTATTGTTTATCATATCGCTACGCTTCTGTGACTCTGTTTCATTATTATAATATTTCATAGGAGTCATCATAGCGAAGTCATTAATAGTGTATTTCTGTGAACTCATTATTTTATTTCTCCTTTATAATTTTCTAATTTTTTCTTTGGACACATTCTAATGTATTTAAATCTTCTTTTACTGTTTGATATAATTTAAGCCAAAAATCATATTCAGAGTATGTATGTTTTCTTTCACATAATAAATCAAATAATGTTTTTAAAGCCTCTTTACTTGTCATTTTCTTTCTCCTATATGTTTATTATAGCATATTACTACAGATGATGCAAAGCTTTTATAAAAAAAGAGGCATTTTTATTGCCTCAGATATATTCGACGCTCTCAATCGAACACGCGGTTCTCAGCTCTATACTCCCCCATATGGAGTGGATCCGCAGCGGGATTTATTACCACCCTACCACGAGTATGTATTTAAACACCCATTTATATCTATTATTAATATAAATAAAGAAGGTTATAAAACCAAAAATAAAAAGAGGCACAATACCTCTTTTATTTAACTATCGGTTTACTAAATTAGTCAATCCAATATTTTTTGCCGCTGTGTTTTGCACCACATGTTGGGCAAACAAATTCATAATCTTCTTTGTTAACGACGACTTTTTCACCACTAACTAATGGTCTGTCATCATTTGCTTTTGAGATTAATGATGTTAAAACTGCGGTTGGGATACCTAATTCCTTATAGGTTAAGTGAACGCCTCTATTTGCTCTTAAAATTTCGATAGCGGCCATTTCTTTTTCTGTGTAAACTAATGTTTCTGCTTTTGCCATAACAATAAAAATTCCTTTCAAATATGTGTAATTGTTGTAGTTGTTGAGTGTTGGCTGTGACGTTATCGCCCCGGGAAGGCCACTCATTGATAACATGACAAACTTTTGAATAGAGTTTGAACTATATAATGCGCATAGATAGTTTTATGACTTGTCTAGGTCTATGTCAAATAGGTCTAAGCACGCCTATTGATCAATTGGTTTAAGATAGACATACCACGTTTCCACTTGGTTTGTAATATTTTGTGAAATATCAATCGCTAATTCATTACTCATTTGATTATGAGGTTGGAAGAATACTTCTGCATTACGTGGTAACTTTTTTAAGCGTTTAACTAAATCTTTTACTTTCATATCTATATATAATATATATAACTTTTGAGATCTTGGCCAGACTTTTTTTCACTAAGTTGGAAGATATAGGATAGAGAGGATAATTCCAACTTATCTTATATTTTCTTAAAAGTTAAAGTGAAAAAAATCATTAAATGCATCAAAGAATGAAGGTAAAGAAAGATCACTACCAGTGAATGTCATATGATATTCATGATAATCTTTAATAAAATTTTCTTTAAGTTCTACATATTTTTTATAAAGTTCATTTGAAGTTTTCATATATTCTTCAAAAGCGTCATTAACTTCTTTGGCACGAACTTTACGTTCAGATGCTAATTTTTCTTTTTGTTCTTGTTCTTTTTTACGTGCGGCTTCAATTTCAGCTACGCGTTTTTGTTCTTTTTCTTCTGCGGCTTGAAGTGCCTCAGTAGAGTCATAAAGTTTTTTAGTTGTTTCAGAATAATACTTCATTATTAGACCTCCTATTGTCTGTGCGCATCCCTATACGCTAATGTAAATAAATATTCTATCCTACATCTGTATTATAAATATAAAGCTTTTTATACTTATTAACAAGTTTTGATTACCAATTTCGTTCAAGTAGTGTTTGTAATGTTTGATCCGCTAAAATACGATCAAAAAAATCATCTAATTGAAAAGCAATATCTAATGCATAATATAAGTTGAATGCACCACCACTTACGATATGGTCTTCTCCATTATAGTGGTATACAGCAAACGCTTGCTGTCCATTATCATCATCATAAATAGGAATTTGATAATGACGATAATGTAAAATACCAATTAATGGATATATTATACCGGAGTCTGATTGATAATCTGCGAAATGTTGACGATCTTTTTCAGAAGGTAATTTATAGCAAGTGCGATAAAAATTTTGTACATTGGAATGTAGCAAGTCATGATAAAATCTACGCAAATAAGCAATACGAGTATAAATCGCATCTTTATCTATATCATCATGTACTGAAAAATAAGTATGTACAACGCCCGCAAGATGATATTCGTATAGTTCAGTTAATTGTTTTGTATTCATAATTATTATTCCTTATATACATATTATAAAATAATTTAGTCTTATTGCCAAACTATTTTTGATGTTCTAATAAATAATTACGTACTTGATTAACAGCAGTTACTCCTGTTGCTGCAGCATTAATAATTTGATGGATATTATTTTTTACACAATCCCCTGCTGCAAAAACTCCATCTATACATTTCTCAATATATCCATTTTGATCTAAAGTGCATATATTAGTAAAAGCAGATGTATTAGGTAATTGTCCAATAGCAATAAATAAACCATCAATTTCTAATCCAATTTCTAATTCACTATCTCGTGTTTCACGCACATTGATACCAATAATAGCATCTGTATTTTTGGAGATTAACAAATTGGTAGCAATAGAATTTGGTAACCATTCTACTGAAGACTCTTTTAAACGTTGGACCCAAACTGGTTCGCCAAACAAACTATCAGTTGGTGTAATTAAATAAACTTTTTGACATATATTGTTTAATGTTAAAGCATATTGAATCGCGGCATTACCATCTCCAATTACTGCAGTAACTTTATCTTTATACATTGGACCATCGCAAGTAGCACAGTAATGAATGCCTTTACCTACGTAATGTTCTTCATCATCAAAACCATAAGTACGAGGTTGACAACCAACGGCTAAAATAATGGATTTCGCTGTATAACTAGCTGAGGCAGTGGATATACTAAAAAGATTAGTATCTTCATCTTTTTGAACGGCGTTACCAGCATTATAAATAATATCAATATTATCATATAATTCTAATTGTTGTAACATATGTTCAGTTAATTTGATACCCGTAATTTCTGTGAAACCAGGATAATTTTCAATGATTGAGGCACGTGACATTTGGCCGCCGCATTCATCAATTAAAATAACTACTTTAAGACCGGCACGTGCAGCATAAAGGGCCGCAGTCATACCAGAAGGACCGCCACCAATAATTCCTACGTCATATATCATTCGTTTTAATCTCCTTTGTTTATATCATGTTATTAGTCCCATAATTGTCGATAATTTTTTATAAAATAAGACCAGAAGTCTTGAAATTTTTGTTCTGTTGCTAAATATTCTTCTTTATAGCGTTCATAAAAATCTTCTCTTGTTAAAGAAGTCGGTGTTACTACATCATCTAAATCATCTGCTACTAAGATGTCTTGACTAGTACCTTTATATTGATCCCATAATTCTAACAGATGATTACAAATATATAAGCGCGATTCTTCACTATCACCTATGTTTAACGCCGCTTGATAATAGTCACGCATACCCTTAATTTGAGTAATAATGCTATCTTCTAACCAGCCGTAATCCCATGGTTCCCAAGTATCGCAATAATAGCGTAAAGATTCACGAGTTTTATTTCTAAGTTTTTTATATATTTTCTTTTGAATACGATTCATATTATTCTCCTGCAATATAATTAAAAATTTTATCAGGCCGCTGAATACATGTAATAGTAATGATGTTCATTTCGCTAGGTAAATGACACCAAACATCTATTTGATAGCGTCCTTCTTTAAAAATTTCACGAATATTATTTCCTACTAAACTGTTTTTATAATGGTCTAATAATCGACGTACTGCCCCATTAAGACTAATACCGTCGACAATTTGAGTTTCTTGTAGTTCCCAAATCCATGATGATGTAAAATTTAATTCTTCCATATATAAATAATATATATAAGACTATATAAAATGTCAATAAAAAACGCCCTTAAGGCGTTAAATTAAAATAAAGCTGTGGTTACCAGTTTTGATACTGTGGGCTGCCATTCTTCTACTTCGATATCGTGCTCGCGCAACCATTGCATTAATACAGGACGCTCTGCACATAAACAATTCGCGGCTTCATGCACTAGTAAAACAATTTGAAAGGGTAAGCCATTTCGAGCCGCGTGGGCTGATGTTAATAACGAGGACATAATATAATCAAAGTCCAATGTATCTAAATATTGCTTATATAATTGCATAAACATGCAAGGTAATTGCTTTGAACATCCTTTGTGACACATTTGATCTTTTTGTGTCAATAACTGAACATATGAATCAGGCATGATGAGATCTTCAATGCGCAATCCGTTAATAACACCACGCATATCCTTAAAAATATAATTTACGCTACCACTATTATGAAACCATTTTGGATCCCACTTGGCAGTGGAAAAAGGCACCATTTCTGGAGTAAAAAAACGAACCTGATAAAAATAAGATATATATATTTTAAGTTTCATATATTTATAATATATCTTATTTTATCAGGTTTGTCGATAGAATTTTACTTAAACATCATTTCCTTTTGTAAATGTCCCCGTTCCAGCGTTGGTATAGAATACATTATTAATAATGTCGTACATACCAATAACTTCATCTGATTTTCTATAACAAGGAACGAAATCACGAACAAGAGTGTTATTATTATAGATTTGGCATTGGAAAATTTTTGCTACAGAGTTATTTGTTGAACCAAAATCATTTGTCTTAAAAAGATTTAATGATTTAGGAACATTAAATACCTGCGAGGCAAAAGTGTGGATTAATGAATTATCGTAATAAAGTAACGTTTTGTTTAAATCTACCAAATGTCTTAAATTATCGTTACGAAATATGGTACCCGGTGTTTGTTCATTGCCATATTGAGCATACCAATAATAAGTAAAACGTCCACCAATTATAAAACCATTATTAACATTCTCTCTTGCACCAATAAAACCGTGTGTTGAAACTGTAATATCTGCATCTTGATAGTCAATAATTACTCTCGTATCTTGATTAGGCTGAAAATTAGTATCAATCCACTGCGTTCCTGTGCTTTCAATATATTCAACTTCTTGATATTCAGCGGGTAATCTGCTTTGGTGACTTATTATGTAAGCCATTATCATTCTTCTATTCATAAAATTATCCTTTTATCATAACAAGGGCTAAATCGTCTTGTAAGCTCATAACTACGGTTGTATCAGCAGGAATAGTAAATGTATTTGAACTTACTGTAATGCCATTTTCAGCTTTAACGATTGTTCCTGAAGGAAGTGTAATAACAATACTATTAGATGTATCAGTATTTGTGATATTTGCCTTATACTCCGGATAAGTTCCTGTTGGGGCTGTTGCTAATGTGTAAGTTGTATCAGCACTAATTGATATATTGTTAATTGTTTCATATTTAAGTTCGGTAGTAGAGTTAGTCGCATAAGCACCACTTACACCACTTAATAATGCAACTGAAACAGAATTTGTTCCATTACTGAGATTGCCTGATACATAAATATTTTTCCACAAATAATTCGACGCACCAAAGTCCATAACATTGTTATCTGACGGATAAACACTTCCCCCAGTGAACATAAAGCCTCTATTAGCAAAACGAATTTTAGCATTATAGCCGTTGTCATTGTTAATTTCTAATTTATTACCAGAAGTTGGGTTGGATGTATCTTTAACAAATTGGATTGTTTTAAAAGTTTTTGTACCTTTAATAACTTGATTTGTATCAATATCTACATAATCCTTTAACTGAATAGTTTCCCATTTACTAGAATCAAATGCTTCTGCTGTAGAAACGGCTGTTTTGCATCTATATCCTACATTATTATAAAGAACTTTATCTCCAACCGCGTAAGTTGAAGTATTATCATAGGATGAATAACCAATAATATCTTCATTATTTGCTAATCCTTTATCTGCGGTTCAACTTGTCATATCTGGTAATGTTAATCCATATGTAGCATTTTGATTACCTAATTTTGAAGTATACACTGATGAAAATCTCTTTGTTGAACTACCAATTCTTGGACTTAAATCTGTTTTTGGTTCAACATAACCGCTATCATTAACAACATATTCTTTAATATTTGACTTATTCATATTTAAAGTATTAGCGACATCTGAATGAACAACACCTGTCATTATTTTTGCTCTTGTTGTTGTTACTCCTGTTGATTTATTAAATTGAGATATACAGAATTGCCAAGCACCGCCACCACCTAAAGATTCAATTAATGCTAAGGCATAAGTACTACTATCTCTATCTGTTTTTGGTAGTCTTAAAATAATATGTTTACCGCTTGAAGAAGCAACAGCACCGATGTAAATACCACCATATACTTCAATTTGTTCTAAAATAGTAGCATCTGTTTGTGAGTCAATTTCACCATAATAAGTAAGACAATTAATAATATCAACATTTATATTGTCAAAAGATTTAATACCTGAGATAGATTGATTACCACTTAAATTAACAGTATTACTTAAATAACTTGCAAGTGTTTTACCATTAGTATAATCATTAATTAAACTAAAATCAGTGAAACTTTTTGTATTTGTAAATGTTTGTTGTGTATTTAGTGTAGCATAGTTTGATAAATCTACTTTTTGAGTTTCAAGAGCTGCTACTTTATAATAACCAATTTGAACATATCCTTGTTGTGCAAGTAATTGAGTAAATGCTTCATCAGTAGTGTAATAATATAAAATTTGGACATCACTTACTTCATAAATCCATAAATCAGGGACAGCTAATGTATTAATATAAATACTTTGTCCTAATTTATAATCGTCATCTGCAGCATTATTAAAATCACTTACTAATGTAGCATAATTAGCAAAACTCATTGCCGCACCAGCACCTTCTGCGATATTTCTTACTTCATTTAATTCTTGTTGAGTAGCAATACCTGTTACAGCACCACTACCACCATTAACTGAACTTACATAAGTTGTATTTGATGGTAACGCACCAATATTTGCGGCAGTAAGGTTTACTTGTCCCGTTCTATAAGTTACTTCTTCGTTACCTTTAACACCAGAAACATTACCTTGCATAGTGTTTAGAGCAGTCGCAATAGATTGTAAAGTCTCTTCTGTTGGTAAATTTAATATGTTGACTGGCATTATACTACCTCCTCATATTCTAATTGTGGTTGTCCATTGACTACTTTAAATTGAATTCTATAATTTTTATTTTCTACTGGATATATATCTGCAACAGAATCTACTATTGTTTTATTTACGCTTGCATAAGGGACATAAGAAGTTACACTTGACCCTTCTTCTATCTGAATATTTGAATATGTGCATTCTGTATTAGCTGTTGTTGCATATAGAAGTATACCGTATAAATAATCTCCATCATCATCTACTTCTGTTGTAAATGTTTTTGGTAAATTATTTGGAGTTATAATATATTTATTAAATTTATATGTATTATTAGAAACTAATTTATATTTACATAACGCCATTTTTCCTACTGTAGTACTGCCAGATATATATGTAACAGATAATGTATAAGTAGTATTTGGTTTTAATTGTATAAATTTACAAATTCCATAACTACCAGCATCAGAGCTTTTAAATGATATCGTATTATCTGATAAAGAATAATTCCTTATTGTTGATTTATTTATATTACCATTGTACGCAAAACCAAAATACCACATATAAGAATATATTTGAATATTACTTGATGGTTGTGCAATTGCAATAGATGCAACTTGCGATGGCATATTAAATTTATTTTTTCCAATTTCTTCTACATTTGTTAATGTAATATCATTACCAGCAATTAATTCATTTTGTTTTGTAGCATCGTGATATGAGTATAAATCAATATTGACATTTTCTGATACAGGTAGAACTTGTGTATTATTAACACTAATGGTTTTGATAGGAATATCACTGTCTGTAATAAACCCACTGTCATTTGTTAAATCAGATGTTGTAGTAGGAACAGTAATATTTGCAGTATTATTTGTACTTTGATTTGCGGTAAAGGTAGTAATAGTAGTACCATTCTTTTGAATAGTAAGTGTTCCATTATTAACAATTGGTATTGTTGGAGTACCAATTAAATCATTATAGCTACCAGTAAATGCAACAGGAGCGAAATTACCGCCAGTTAATACAGGTAAATATTGTATAATTACTTCACCAGATTGATCTTCTGGACCAGCAGTAATACCAACTCCAGAGTAAAATATATTATTCACTGTTTCATAAAAACCTAATTGATTTGATGAATTACTTCTTGCTGGTATAAATTGATAAATCAACTCATTATCAGAACGCCTGTATATTTCTGCAATATAAATATTTGCTGCAGCATTATCTCCTGTACCGGTTGAACTATTACTAAAAAATGTAAGACCAAGACTTCCTGTTCTTCTTAATCCTGTATCATTACCATCAACATAATAATCACCTATACCATTATAACTATATCTTAATGTATATATAGTGCCATTAAATGCAGGAGGAGTTGCTTGACCATTTCCACCGGCATTACCTACATACCATTGAGTTCTATTAAATGCTATTTGAGGGGCACTATTATTACCCATAATAGTACCATAACTTCCTGTGAAATTAATTAAGGAAGCTCGAATAACTGCATAGTATGTAGCAGTATCCACTGCTAATGTTGTACTAATTACTCCAGAACCTGCTAGAGATGAAATATATTGTAATTCTTGATATTCATCTGGTAAATTATGAGCTCCTTTATAAGACTCAACTCTAACAGTAGGTACAGTATTAAAATTTTTCTGACCATTAATTGTCTGAGTAGTACTCATATCTACTCAATTACCTGCAGTAACGCCAGAGTTAATTGCAGCCCATTGTGCTGCAGTAAATGAACTATTATTTAATGTATATTCATAAACCCAATGAGGAATATCAGTTGTATATTTATATCTATCAAAAACAGTGTTACCAGCGGCGTCTGTATGGTTGTAGAACGCATAGTCATTCAAATCACCAGTCGCGGCTTGTAATGCTTCAAGAGTTGTATAGGTTCCTCTAAATGTTGCAGTTGCTGTTTCTATTGAACTATTAACAAATGCTTTATCTGCTAGTTGATTTGAACTTGACGCAGCACTAGGAATTTTTGCTTGAATAGCATTTACTTCACTTTGATTTGCTTTTGTTGAGTCGTGATATGCGTTAGTTATATATCCACTATCGTTTGTTAATTCACTGGTTTTGGTAGGGATTTCATTTACTTTTGCTACATCAACATATATATTTTCAATGCCACTATCTGGGTCAACATATTCCGTCATAGTGGTGCCTTCTTCAAGCTGGATATAATATCTATCTAATAATTTATTAAATGTAGTTTGATTACCTGAATATAAACTAATAAATCTTGCATTGTCATTTGCATAAAATACGTGTTTTTCTAATCGAATTGTATCACCCATTGCTAACCAACCACCAGAGCCATCAAAATTACCACCATTGCCAGTCCAACCAAATACATTATTGCTACCAAAACTCTTTGTGCTATCTTTTAATCTAACAGAAAGTGTATAGTTTTTACCATCGTCTGGTAATTTAAAATAAGCATAAGTTGTTCCAGTTCCGCCTGTGTTATCAAAGATATTGAAGTTTTTTCTAAATAAGTTTTTGCTTGTTATTTCATAATGGTCTAAAATTTGCGGCGTAGTATCAAATCTTTTACGTCCAGCTATCGTTTGGTCTGTATTTTTGTCTACATAAGTATCCTTAATGATTTTACCACTCGTGTCCCTATTAGCCACTTCAGCAACAATCTCTTTACCATCATATTGTAGTTTTTTAAGATTATGCGTTTCACTCATATGCCTAATGGCCTCCTTATTTTATCAATCAATCATTACGTCAGTTGCAGTAATTTTTAAATCACTAGCCAAAGCATACTGATTAGTATCTAAACTTGCTACGCCATTGGTAAGCTTTACTAAGCCAGTGCCGCTATTTTGCG